CAGAATACTTTGATGAGTTTGAAAGAATGCTTTTTAACTTACCATTAGTCGGTTCCTCTTTCAAGAAAATTTATTATGATATGACATTAGAACGTCCGGTATCGGAATACATACCTATAGACCAATTCTATGTCTCCTATTATGCAACAGATTTACGAAGAGCAGATAGGTATACACATGTTATTTATAAATCTCCTAACGATATTAAAAGAGATATAGTAAGTGGCATGTATGCTGATGTAGAACTTCCTAAAGCTGGTACACCAGATCAAACTCCTATTGGTTCCAAGATGGATGAGATTATGGGAATAGCGCAAGGAGAAGCTAATGATCCTCAGTATACTTTATTGGAACAACATTGTTATTTAAATCTAGATGATGATGAAGATGCAGTAGCTATACCTTATGTAGTGACAGCAGACCTTGAATCTAGAAAGATACTATGTATACGTAGAAACTATGATGAGAATGATCCTAAGTTCCAGAAGAAACTACACTTTACACACTATAAGTATGTACCGGGTTTTGGTTTCTATGGTCTAGGTCTAATACATTTCCTTGGTAACTTAACGATGACAGCAACAACTGCCATGCGATCACTCGTAGATGCTGGTCAGTTTGCTAATTTACCGGGTGGCTTCAAGGCAAGAGGTGTTAGAATGGTTGGAGATAATGCTCCTATTGCTCCGGGTGAGTTCAAAGAGGTAGAAGCTACAGGTGTTGACCTAAGTAAAGCTATCATACCTTTACCTTACAAAGAACCATCACAAACTCTTATGGCCATGATGGATTTTGTTGTTAAGACTGGTGGTAAGTTTGCTGATTCCACGGAACAAGTTATAGCAGATTCAACGAATGCAGGACCAGTAGGTACTACTATGGCTCTGATAGAAGCAAGTAGTAAATTCTTTACAGCTATACATAAAAGATTACACAAGTCTCAGAAAGATGAGTTTCAATTACTGGCACAAATTAATTATAACTTCTTACCGGATAACTATCCTTATGAAGTAATAGGTGGAGACGTATCTATCTTTAAAAAAGACTTTGATGGTAGAGTAGATGTATCACCGGTGTCTGATCCTAACATACCTAGTAGTGCACACAGAGCAGCCTTAAGTCAAATGGCTCTTTCCTTGGCACAACAAACACCTCCGGGTACTTTTGATACCAGAGCTTTGTATCGTGAAGTTCTTTTAAGTTTAAACTTTCCAAACCTAGATCAAGTGATGCCACCAGAACCTCAACCAGAACCAAGAGATCCAATGGCTGATATTATGGCAATCTCTCAAGGACAGCCTATTAAAGCTTATCCGGGACAGAACCATAAAGCACATATTATCTTTAAGACTGCATTCATGGAAGACCCCTCTATAGGTGGTAATCCTTTAATGGCTCAGGGTAAACCTATTCTTGAAGCTAATATAAGAGAACATATTTTACTACAGTACCAAGAACAACTAGGTGGTATGGTAGAAGCAAGTGGTGTTGCTAATGATCCACAAACTATGGAAATGGTTATGGCTCAAGCTGCACAAGAAATTGCTCAAGCTAATATGAATATGCAAGCTGCTGTTTCTCCAGAACAACAAATGTTATTAAATGAAAAACAACGTATTGAATTGGATGAACAGAAAGCAGAACTAGAGGCAGCAAAAGATGCAGCAGTCTTAGCTATTAAAGATCGTGAAGTTAATCTTAAAGCTGATGAAGTAGCTATTAAAGCTCTGGATGCAGCTGGTAAACTTGAAGTAAAGAATACTGAAACATCTACTAAGTATGCTGAGTTAGCTGCTCGTCTTGCTCTGGATGCTGAGAAGCAAGGAGATGAAAGAGATGAGAGACAAGCTGAAAGAGCTATAGATAATTTAATTAAAATTAGTGAAGTGGAAAATGCTGATGCCCTTAAAAAAAGGTAGAAGTAAAAAAGTAATATCTGCAAATATTAAAGAACTTAAAGGTGCAGGTTATAAACAGAATCAAGCTATAGCTATTGCTATGGATAGTGCAAAGAAAAAGAAGAAGAAGAAAGTAAAAACTTAATGGATATGTTTGACGAGATTAAGGATTCTCTGGATAAAGAAAAAGAACATCTAAAAGAAATGCTTGCGTCCGGAGCAATAGAAGACTATAACCATTATAAACAGATTGTTGGTACTATAAGTGGTATTGAATGGTCAAAGAATAATTTAATAACAATAATAAAGAAAAGGATAGAAGATGAGTAAAAATATATGGATAGCTATTATAGTAATTATTGGAATAATAATTGGTGGTGCGTTTTTTATGAAGCCTTCTCCTGAAGCAGAAGCAGCTGAAAACATAGGAGGTTACAGTACATTACCCGGTTGGTCAGCAGGGTATAGATATTACTTTGATATGGATGAAGATCAGAAAAGTCATATGAGAGTTTTTGGAAAATATAAACAATCAGATGGTGACACATTTAGAATAGGTTGGGACAGACAAACCGGTAAAGATTTAAATCAGTTTAATACTAACATAGATGATGATGGTGTTATATTCTTTGAACAAGAGTTTAAATTTTAATGCCTGAAATATTTCATGTGGCTATGCTCCTTATGTGTTTTCATGGAGAGTGTACCACATTTGAAAGTGCACCTTATTCAAAAAACATAGGTGTAGAACAATGTCAGAGTATGTTGACATATACCTTTCAAACTCAAGCAGGTCCTCATTATGATGAGCTTATAGATTTTGATGTAGATACACCTGATGATATTAAGATAGTATATGCTGGTTGTGATACTACACAACGTACAGATAATAACTGGAAGATTACCCCTAATGTTGATCCAGAATTATATAGAAATGATCCAAACAATCTTATATGGCAACAAGAACAAGGAGAAAAGATTTAATGATGAATCCTAATTTAGGTGGTTCAATAACTAATGATGCATGGATAAGTGAAGAAGAAGTAGAAGATCCAAAAGAACTTCCTCATGTTCCGGGGTTTCATATTTTAGTAAGACCAGTTTCTGTAAAGAAACAAACTAAAGGGGGCATTATTATTCCTGATAAATTACAAGCTGATATTGCTTATCTTACTACAGTAGGAAGAGTTCTTAAAACTGGAGACTTATCTTATGGAGACGAGTCTAAATTTCCTAATGGGGCTTGGTGTAAAGAAGGAGACTTTGTATGTTATGGTAAATTAACGGGAACTAAGTTTGTTTATCAAGGTGTGAAGATGTTATTAATATATGATGATCAAGTATTAATGACAATTAAAGACCCATCAGTATTGGATACAAGCATCAACTTAGTTGCTTAATTCTATATTGTATGGTATAAAATAACTATGCGTAATCTTAGTGTTCGCAAACTATGGAGAGTAAAATGGATGAGAAAGAACAATGGAGTGAAATAGATACTTCTAAATCCTCCGAGAAAAAAGAAGAAGTAGCATACGAAGTAGAGAATGAAGAACCAGTAGAAAAAATAGAAGCAGTTGTTGAAGAACAAGAAGAAGTAAAAGAAGAACCTGTTGAAAAAGAAATACCAGAGTTAGAAGGTATTGATACGGAGGGTGCTTCTAAAAGAATACAACATTTAGTTAAGCAGAGAAAAGAACGTGAAGAAGCTTTAATAAAAGCACAGGCACGTATAGAAGCTTTAGAGAAACAGCATTCAGAAATGACTCAAGGTTCTTTAAATCTTAGAGAGACTGCTAATACTAGTAATGAAAAATTACTTCAACAAAACTTAGAGATGGCTAAACAAGGTTATCTTGACGCATATGATAGTGGTAATAAAGAAAAGATGTTAGCTTCTCAGGAAGCAATATCTAAAGCACAAGTAGACTTAAACGATATTAGTAAAGATAAGAGTAATCTGGAACGTGTTAAGAAAGAAGTAGAAGCTCACCCATACCAAGGTATGCAAGCTCAAGCCCAACCTCAAACTAATAAACAACAAGAGTTTGATCCGGTGGCAATAGAGTGGAGCAAGAAGCCAGATAACAATTGGTTTGGACAAGATCAAATAATGACTGCCTCAGCATTGGCAATTGATTTGCAGCTGAAGCAAGAAGGATATGATCCAAGTTCATCAGAGTTTTATGAAGAAGTTGACATTAGAATGAAAGTTAATTTCCCTCATAAATTCGGGGAGGGTCAACCGAAGAAGGCCCCTCGACAGGTAGTAGCAGGAGGGTCACGAACTCCTCCCACTTCTAAAAGCAAGAAGGTTACATTAACTCAAGAAGATGTAAGCTTAGCAAGGAAGTGGAATATACCTTTAGAGAAGTATGCAGCCGAGAAGCGAAAAGCAGAAACTTCAGGTGAATATACTAACATAGATCGTGGATAGAAGGGTGCAAAAATGAATAAATCACGTAATACGGAAACAAGAGAAGAACAAACTAGAGAGTATACATACGAGGAACCTAATCTGTTAGATATTCCAGATGATGTTTATGATCGCTTTTTAAGCCAAGGACTGGCACTACGTTGGATACGTATATCTTTAAAAGGAGATGATGACTATAAAAATGTGGGAAGAAAACAGCAACAAGGTTATGACTTTGTAGACCCAAAGGAAGTTCCGGAAATGTTACCAACGTCTGTCGTGCAAGACACAGGCCGCTATAAAA